GATGCCGTGAGCATCGTGCCCCTCATCTTGAACCACGCATCGGAACGTTGTTCAGGATAAGTCTTGTTGAAAAACTTCTCCGCTTGGGGATGCATACTAGTTAGCATAGGGCTCTAATGTTTAAGTGGAGGACTTGGTGGGCGTCTTCTTCTTGCGTGATGATGATGACTTCTTAGGCTTGGGCTCCTCAACCTGAATAACTTCTTCAACTTCGGCGACGGCAGCCGCTGCAACCGCGACGACCTCCGGCTCGGGGACCGGCTCGGGCACAGGCTCCTCCTTGACCACAACGGGCTCCGGCTTGACCACCACGGGCTCGGGTGCAGCTGAAAGAATCAACCGAAGACCATCGACATCCACGACCTTATCAAAATTCTTGGCGAACTCCCTGAAAACACCGTTTCCACGCTTTTCCACGACGACCACATCGGGACCGAAAGCCTTCACATCCGAAATGGACTTCACGGGAAATCCAGTTGGGACATCCACAGAAACCCCGCTGGACTTGCGACCCCAGGCGCGAATCTCGTGACCAGTGCACAACTCATTGACTGTCTTGGAAATAGGATTGATAAGGGCGACCTTCATTATTACTTTCTGTGGACATTTTTAATCATGGCATTCGGACGTTTGGATGGTACCAGTCTCTTTTCAAGTTTCTCCTCGAGTCGCTTCAAGGTGAAGTAGGCTCCAGCCTGTTCGGCTTCCTTCTTGGTGGATCCCTTTCCGGTCCCCCACTGATGTCCCTGGACGTAGACACCCACCCTGAACTTGGTGGCATCCACATGATCCAGTTGACGATATTCAGGCAGATCCCACTTCTGAGACTGACAGACACGCATCAGGATGTCCTTGTAGTTGTCATCCACCATCAGCCTATCCAAGCGGATGAGATCTGGGTTATCCAGGACGCCCAGGACGAACTTCTTGGCTTCGATCATTCCAAGATCCAAGTAGATGGCACCCACGAATGCTTCAAAGACATCTTCAAGAATCTTTGGATTGTTGTTCCATCCATTTCTCATTCCCTTTTCATCCATCTGAACCCAGTTGTGAAATCCCAGTTTGGCAGAAACGTCCGCCAACGTCTTTCCACAGACAATCTTTGTTCTCGCACGAGTTAGAAATCCCTCCTGCAGATTCTCGTACCTATCGAACAAGTACTTGGTGACAATAAAGCCCAACACGGAGTCGCCCATAAATTCCAACGTTTCGTAGGAACCTTCGACGCCATCGTGTTGAACAGAAGATTTATGCTTGAAAGCCTTTCGGTACACATCGATGTTTTTGACGTTCGTACCGATGATGGCTTCAACCTCCTGAGTGGATATCATTTTCTAAAAGTAAGGTGCGTTTTTTGTTTAAGCCTTGATGAAGTGCTTGGAGATGTGCTTCTGCAAGGTCATATAAGAGAGGGTCTCTCCCTGAGGTGTTTGCAGGAGCTTCTTCAGAGGCTCATCCTGAATAATCTTTCGTCCATCCTCTGGATGAGACAGACCCTTGTCCTTGACATACTGCTTAACAAAGCGGGTCACATCCGTGCGAGACACCTCAGTGCCCTCGGCGAGACCCATGAAGTCAGTCAGGTCCTTGGTGACCTTGCTGGGCTTGTTGAACCCGGTGTTGGCGGCGCGCTCCTTGGCCTTGGACCCATCGGGATCATCCTGAACCTTGGCGATCTTGCGGACCAACTTGGTGAGACTCTTGATCTCCTTGCGCATCTCAGCGAGCTCCTTCATCACATCCTCGGTAGACATTGTTTTTTCGTACTTACCTTTGTTTTCTTCTCTTTAATTTACTTCTCAAGGAGAGATCCCCCGACACCGCTGAGGATCTTGTAGGACATGGCATCCCTGACGAGCGCCTGGTCACCACAGAACCCACCCGGGGTCAGGTCCTTGGTGTAGTAGGCGGCATCCTTGCCTGGGCCGGGCACACACTCCAGCGTGTAAGGCAACTTGGTGATGGCATCGCCGCTGATCATGGGCTCAACCTCCACCGGCTCCGGGGACAACCTGTACCCACTCTTCTTCATACCCATGAAGCACTTGACGTACATGAGCACCACAATGGCAATCACAAGGACGAGGGCCAACTGATTACTGATCATACTTCTTTACTAAGACATTTGATTTTTTTCTGCGTTAAAGACTTGACTATAAGTTTATAGACTGACACCAGAAGACATGGAGGATTTCGAGATTGAACTTGATAATAATAGCGAGATCATGGTCGACCTGGACAATGAGGAGCAGGATCTTTTCAATGGTGTCGTCCTGGATGCCACGAAGCGCAAGCGAACGAACAACCCGAGCATGAATGACCGCCCCATTGAGGCACCTGTGTCCTCATTCATGGCATTTGCCAACCACGGGAAGCAGACGCCTTCGGCACGTCCTCCGCCGCCACAGGAAGAGCCGGAAGATCACGGCGAGGCGTTTGATGACTATGGAGGTGGCGTTGGTCTCGAGGGAGGCTACGAGGACGATGCGCCTTCCCCTGGGTACAAGTCCATTGATGATGAGAAGGCTGACCTTTTGAATAAGATCACCCGTCTGGAGAAGAAAGGTATTCGATCCATTGAGCGTCTGAACATGCATTCGTCGATTCATGACATCCGTGGTGAAGTCAAGAGGATGTCCTATTCGATCGAGGTGGATCAGTCCGTCAAGATGCAGAGAAGGATGCTCATCGCCTGTGTGACCGGTATTGAGTTTCTCAACAAGCGCTACAATCCTCTGGACATCCATTTGGATGGGTGGTCCGAGTCGGTGATGGATGGCGTGGATGACTATGATGATGTATTCGAGGAGTTGTATGTGAAATACCGCGGCAAGGCGAAGATGGCACCCGAGTTGAAGTTGATGATGATGCTCGGTGGTTCCGCCACGATGTTCCATCTGACCCACTCGATGTTCAAGTCTGCGATGCCTCAGATGAATGATGTCATCAAGCAAAATCCCGATCTCATCAAGAGCATGATGTCTGCCGTGGCGAACACTGCCAAGAGCGCCCAAGCGAGGAATGTGGATCCTCGACCAGCGCCACCGATTCCTCGAAGGGAGGTCCAGGGTCCAAGCATGGATCTCTCGTCGCTGATGTCTAATTTCATGACTCCCCAGTCCACAACGACCCGTGATGTGGAGGAAGTTCGCACGCCGGCGGCACCTCCAAGCGACGGTAACATTGAGGATGACATCTCGGACATCGTGAGCGTGAATGGCGAGTCTGTCAAGGACGTGGAAGTTTCTGCACCCAAGAAGAAGCGTGGCAAGAAGGGCAAGACGACACTTGAATTGTAAATAATTTCCTAGTTGATACTAAATAATGGTAGGCTATTGTTCCATTGAGGATGCCTACGGTGGGCTTCCTCGGGAAACGGTCAAAGCACCGCCGGCTCCCGAGAAGGCTGCTGATAGAATTTTTCCCACTGACAGGGTGGAGTTCTATGAGGTCGAGGGTGTGATGGATTCGGAGTTGGGTTACATGGTGGTCCTCTTCATGGCAGGTGTTGCTGCTCTGGTTCTGAGGGACATTCTTCGTGCTCTATCTTGAGAAACCGCTTTCCGGTGAGATAACCATGATAGAATAGTTCTGTTTTCTTGTCATCGTCCATAGAAAAATTAAATGCCTCGCCTTCTTTCATCTTAATGTAGATGGTAGGCTTTTCATAGACCACTCTATTTCTCATAATCGAAGTGATAAAGTGTTGTATGAAATCAACAAACGACCCTATGTGGGGTGGCTTCTCCATCGAAGGTTCAGGATCCAGTTCGATTGAGACAAGTTCCTCCATGTCCTTGCCCATGAAAGGCGTCAGTGGACATGTTTCAAACGCTGCCAGATCCACATATCGATGCCCTTGGTAGACCACGGACTCGAATAAGAATGGAATGCTGATGCTCATGCAGACCGCGTGGGAGACTGACATGTCAGGATGGGTGTGATGTGAAAAGTAACAACTCTTCTGCAACGTAATATTGTATGCCGACACATAAAAATCCAGTCCGGTCCATTCTTTGAGTTCCTGAAATGTGAAATCTTCCTTTCCAGACAATTCCATACATATTTTTGTAAATACCTCCTTCCACCTGGTTGCCGGTACCAAACCATAGTTGTTCAAAAGAGACTTTAAGTTTAGTCGCATAAGCGAATTGACATCGGCAGCCTCTCGGATGATTCTAAAAAGTCTGACGATGTCCCACTTGGCTACCAGACATCCAAATGCCACGATGGATCCTGCAGATGATCCAGCGACGGCTTCAAGATCTTTGGTTTTATCGTAATTGTGAAGTGCATAAACTGTCCCTAGGATGGCATAGAATCCCATGGCACCAGGACCCACGACGAGATACTTCATCCTTTTTAGAACTCGAGAGGACTTTGTGAGCGAATAACCGCGAATAAGATCCAATAGAGAAAAGTGTTTCTTACGATCAGATCTTGATTCGTGGTCATCCCGCTCAGAAGAAAGTACATTCCTGATGCGAGATAGACCTCGCTTGGCCGAACCACGAATTTCATCACCCCACGAAGAATGATTATATACAGGATACCGAACACAGAGGTCATTCCCAGTCGATCTGTTAAGTCTCCCATACCCGTCACGGCGGGTGCTAGGAAGGCGAAAAGAACGGTTGGAACAATGACCTTTGTACTTGTTACGTCTGGTAATCGGCTCATATCTACTGATTGCCAACATTTAATCTAACTATAGTACTCATTTTTACAAAACTCAGAAAACGTGAGTTTCTCTGGAATCATATTATCATAACATTGTTGTCTGTATAACTCCCAGTTATTCCACAACTCATCACTGTAATAGGCTATCCAATCTTCATACTCGTATTCATTTGGATCCACAAAGCCTTCCTCTTCCTCGTCAATGGTATAGTCCTCGATCACCTGAGGCTCGGAAGCAATTGGAGTATAGTCAAGAAGATTAGATCCCACCATCTTTGGTTACTATTTACTCTTCAGTTTTCTTCTTTAACTTGAGTTGAAGGCTTGATGTCTCCTTGGGCTCTAACTTATCCTCAATCTCCTTTATGATCTGATTTAGACGCTCTTGACCTCCCTCAATGTAATTTGGTAGTTCATCCATTAGGATTTTCTTAGTGATTGTTGGCTTCTTAACAGACGTCTTCTGGGTGACCTTGGTTCCGCCACGCGTCTGAACGTCGTCAATCTTCTGAGCTTTCATGTATCCACCGATGAAGGTCTTCAGGCTGGACTCGCGGTCCTTTAGTACCTTGATAGCCTTTTGAGCCTCATTGAGTTGCGTCTTGATTCCCTCTAGCTCGGCAATCGCCTCCTTGAACTGATCGCTAATCGGCATTCCGTCAGACATCGTTTTGTTAACCAGTGGTGTAATTTCTTTAATTCATAAACAGTCAGAGTTGTTTCCCTGAATGTTTACAATTATCTATTAATCTAGATCAATCTAAGCGGTACCCTG